CTCGTAATGCAAGAGTTTCAGCTATCCAGAGATGATCAGCTTTAAGGCTAACCACAGCGGTATTTAATTCTTCAAGAATCGCCCAATTTTTAGACTTTAGAAACCCTAAGGATTCAGCAACATCACGAACATGTTTAGTGATTGTTTCCGCAGAACGGAGATTCCGAGCAAATCCATCCATATGTTTTGCTTCAAAGCCGCCTAATTCAATATTAGTAAACGCAGCAGCAGAAGCTAACAATGGAATAAACTTTTCGAAATCGTCATGCCCATGTTGACGAACGGGTATGACATTTGATAGTTGTGAACCACCAAGAGTACAAATCTTCCCAACGACAGAATCGATGAGAGAATGTTCCAATCCTAATAGACTACAAACCTTTCCTACTTCTGATGTTACATCAGGAATAGATTTGCAATCTAAAATTGATTTCGCACATAAACTTAACCCAACTTTATGAGTTGAGATTTCATGCGTTATCCCCTTAAAGGAGACGCCAGTGGTCATTTGAGCACCAGCAGACGTAAGTCCATCAGCAATATTCTGAGTAGCTTGCACTACATGAGTACCGACTGATTGAGATGCATCTTTGAGCAACTTATCAAATCGAATGGTAAGACGGTCCATAAAGGCACTATACCAATCTATTAGATCGAAAGTAGCATAGTTGAAAACAACTTTTGCCCCTAATGACGCCCATAACATGATAAAGAAACCATGATTATTCAACCATTGTGAAACAATGATATGAATTAGTGCCAATACTGCGCAAGCATAAGGAATTGACTTAATACCTAAAAGGTACTCAAAGATAGGATGCATATTTACTCCGTCTTTGGTGAAGCTTTGCTCCAATCTGCTCTTATACCGCCTTCTACATAAGTGCTAGCGCGCAAGCGCCATTCGCTGATCTTTTCAAAGACTGTTGATAAGTCAGCTTTCTTAAGATTAGCAATAATAGTTACATTTATTGATAACCATGGATTTACCAACTTCTGATTTTTGATATCAGCAGCTGCAGCTTTCCATCTACCATTAAGAATAGTGGAATTTGCATAGAACAATTTCTTGTATTGATCAAATACTTTC